CTATTTAGTGTTTATTTCTCTTCCTAAAAATTCTAAATTTTCCCAAAATTCTTTCATTTTTTCTTTTGATATTATTTCATCTATATTAGGGTCTTTTATAAACATGTTAATCCTCCTTTAAATTTAAATAATTTTTATTTTATTTTTTCAGCTATTTTATGTATTATTTCAGTTTCAATATCTTCAGCTTTTACATAATGTAAAAGCACTATTTTATCATACCCAGTCTTATCTTTAATTGTTTTTTCAATAAGTCTTTGTTGAATAGGAACACTTTTAATTTCTAAAAATACATTTCCAAATTCTACAGAAGATTTTTTATAAGCAGCAAAAGATATAAAAAAGTTTTGCTGAGGCATATTAGCTAAGATTTCTTCAGCAGTTTCAAAATTATTTTCACAATTATATTTTTTTAATCTCAGCTTTAGTTTTTCTTGCCATTTTTTTTCATCTTCAAAAGTCAGTAATCCAGCTTTTTTACGGCTTTCTAAAACGGATATAGCTGATTGGATAGTATCTAAAAGTTCATCATTTATTTTTTTATCATTATTTTCCCATTTACCCAAGCTAATTTCTTTAGTGAGTTCATTTATTTCTGCTAACATATGTGTATAGTTATCTTTCCACTCAAATTTTTTAAAATTATCAACAAATATATTTAAATTCATTTTTATTCTCCTTTATTCTCCTTTATTTTTAATAAACTTTATTGGTATAATTAGCAAACTTAGTAAGTTCATGGAAAAATCTTAACTTTACAGTTCCTACAGGTCCATTTCTTTGTTTACCTATAATTATTTCTGTTATTCCTTTAGCTTCAGATTCTTCATTGTAGTAATTATCTCTGTACAAGAATGCTACCATGTCAGCATCTTGTTCTATCGCTCCAGATTCTCTTAAATCTGAAAGCATAGGTCTTCTATCTGCTCTCTGTTCTGTAGCTCGTGATAACTGTGAAAGAGCTATAATAGGTACATCAAGTTCTCTAGCTATTCCTTTAAGTGATTTTGATATATCAGATATTTCTTGCTGCCTATTTTCATTTTTTCCACTGCTGCCTTTTATCAATTGTAAATAGTCAATAAGTATCATATCAAGTTTTCCTGCTGCTTTCATTCTTCTGGCTACAGTTCTTATTTCCATTACTGTAGCATTTGGAAGATCTGCAATATTTAATTGGGTTTTCATTAATGTTTCACTTGCCACCCCCATTCTTCCCCAATCATTTTCGGAAAGGAAGCCAGTTCTGATTTTTTGTAGCCCTATTCCTGCTTCCATTGCTATAAATCTTTGGAATAATTGAGAACTTGACATTTCTAAGCTAAAAATAAGAATAGATTTATTAGTCTTAGCAGCATTTAAAGCTAGATTAAGTGCAAAAGCTGTTTTTCCCATTGCTGGTCTAGCAGCAAGAATTATAAGGTCAGATGGATTAAACCCATTTGTCATCTGGTCGAAATCTGTAAACCCTGATGAAATACCAGTAGTAACTTCTTTATTATCATAAACATTTTGAAGTCTCTGAAATTCACTGTTCATCATATCTTTTATAGAGATAACATTTCTAGTATTATTGTTTTCAGCTATTTTGAAAATAAGAGCTTCAGATCTATCTATTATATCTTCAGTTGTTTCTTCTTCATCAGATGTCATTTCTACAATTTTAGTAGCAGAATCTTGTAAATTTCTTAATTTAGCTTTATCTTTTACTATATGAGCATATTCAATAATGTTTGCAGCAGTTTGAACAGATTCTATTACTTCATAAAAAGTATCATTTTTTATATTTTTATTTTTTTCTAAAGTCAGGATAGGATCTATTGCTTTATTTTCATTATAAAGTTCTAAAATAGCTGTATATATCATTTTAAGGTCTTTATTATAAAAATCATCTGGAGAGAGGAACTCTGCTATATCAGTAAGGGCGTTTTGTTTTAGAAATATACCACCAATTACAGCTTTTTCAGCTTCAGTATTATAAGGAATTTTTTTTATTTCGAAATCTTTCATTTAAATCATCTTCCTTTCAAATGTACAAATAGTATCATTGTGCCATCCACCATGTGCAACTATAAGTATTTCTTTTATTTCAAATCCAAGTGTTTTTCCTATTCCACCACTATTCCAGCCAAAAGAAATCACGCCAGCATCTTTTTTTAATACTCTTGCTATTTCTTTTTTTAAATTGCTCCAATAAGTTGTTTGTGTTGTTTCTCTATTTACTGTTTTTCCAAGTTTTTTATAAGATTCGCTTACTTGTCTTGGAGAATAGGGAGGATCAAATAAAATAAAATCCACACTTTCATTTTTAAAGTTTTTAAGAAATTCTATGGCATCCATATGATAGTTGGTATCATATTCAGTATCTAAATCATTTGTGATTTTAGCTATTTTATTTTTATTAGCAAATGGATCAATAGTTACTTCTCCTTCTATGCGTTTTAAAATAAATTCTCTTATGGGTTTTATATCAAAAGTATTTTTATTAGCATTCCACCAAGCTCTTTTTATTTCCATTTTATCCTCCTCTTTATCTTTTCCCAAATGCTTAAACGTAAAGTTATAAAACTATAATATTTAATCATTTTCATTTTCATCACCATTATATTCATATTCAATCTGAAGATTGTTTTTATTTTCAAATTCTTTTTCTTTCTCTTTTAATAGCTGTTCAATTTCCTTTATCTCTTTTTTATAAGCAGAAATTTTATCAACTAAAGATTTCAATTCTTTTGGATTCTCTATTTTATCAACTCTTTTTTTTATTCTTGAAATTTGTTTTATGTTAAGAATAGGTTTTTCATCTCCAAATTCTTTTTTTGTTTCTTCGATACAAGGTTGTAAAAGTTCTTTAATATTTTGAGTATTTGACATTTCTTTATCTACTATCATAAGCCTGTCATCATAAGTTACATCCTTGTTAGTAAGAGCTTTTACAGCAGAATCAGGTAATAAAGAGATAAAATTTTTATGCTTTGGAAATTCTTGATATAAAGAATATCTTTTTAAAAACATAGATATAATATCTTTATTGAGACCACATGTTTGATACCATTCCATAAAACTATTTGTAGCTTTTAAAACTATTGAAATCTCATAAATAGCTTCACATATATCAAAAAGATTTTCATTGTATTTATCTAATTTTCTAGATATTAGCTTCTCTTTTTGAATAACTAACTCAATTACACTTTTTTCTCTAATTTCGAATTTTTCGAAATCAAAATTACTTTTATACTCCTGTTTTTCCAAAGCTGCTTCTAATTTATTCAAAACATTTTTATTCACACTATCACATCCAATACATCTTCTATAATTTGTTTAAATTGTGCTACATCTTGATTATGCACATCCCATATAGTTTTCCCTTTATCTATTAATCTTCCTATTGTAGGACTTTGAGCAAGAGGTAAACTTAAATAAATATCATAAGAACTGAATATGTCTTTTAGATTGTTATAATATTCTTTTTCTTTTTTAGTATTAGTATATCTATTTGGAATAACAGCTTTTACTTTTCTTTTGTCAGTATCATTTATAATATTAAGCATAGATTGAGAAGTAGCTTGATCTAGGAAAGTAGGAATAATAAAGTAATCAGCTTCATCTGTGAACTCTTTATCTAGCCTTAAAGTAGGATTAGGGTCTAAAAGTATAAAGTCATATTCTTGCTTTAATTGAGATATAGTATTTTTTAAGTTTGCTTTAAATTTTTTAGATGTTTCTGCACCAACAGAGAGAGGAATATAATAAAGATTGTCTCTTAATCTTATTAAGTCACCATCACCCTTTGTTACCCAACTTTCTAATCCTGCTCCAGGCTCAGCATCTATTCCAGCAAAAAGCAAAATATTGTTTTGAGTATCAGAAGTTATTATTAATACTTTATATCCAAATAAGACAACAAGAGCATGACCTACTTGAAGAGTTATCCAACTTTTACCAACACCACCTTTATTGTTTTTAAATGCTATCATTTTTCCCATGAAGTGCCTCCTATATTTTCAAATAATCTTTTGGATCTGGAATTGGAAATTTTCTCCTATCAAATTTATGTTTTTGCAAGTCAAAATACAATTTTCCATAATTTTTAGAGCTTATATACTCTTCAGGATTTAAATTTAATTCTAAACATTTTTCAGATATTCTAGTCCACCATTCCAAAGGCATTTCTATTTTTAAAACTCCCATATTTTATCACTCCAATTTTTTAAATTTTTCTAGATAGCTAGTTACTAAGTTTTTATCATATTTAGTAATAGATTTTTTAAACTCTTCAAATGCAAATGTAAAATTGCCACAAGTAGAAACCATAGCAGCATATTGCTCAAATTTACTTTTTATTTTATTCTCTTCATTCACAGTAGAGGATTCTTTTTTCTTTTCTTCTTTGAAAGACCATTCTCCCTTTAAAGCTTTGTAAAGAACTGCATTAAAGTCTTTTCCTTTTCCCAATGTCATTTCTTTCTCTGTAAGAGAATAAACTTTTTTAAATAGATCCTCTGTAAGATCTGGGATAAATCTTTTTACATTGCTTATAGTTGCAGCATTCAAAAGAGGATATTCTTTTATTACTAAAAATTTATATGAGCTACTACTACTTTTTTCTTTTTTAGTAGTAGTAGTATTTGTTTTAATAGTATTTGTATAGTCTTTAGTTTGTTGTTCAGGATTTTCCGTTGACGGTTCACCAGTTACTGGTTTTACCGTTGCGGTTTTTTCAGTTAACGGTGAAGCTCTCTCTTTTTCAATAACTTCTTCAAAAAGATAATCTTTTTCATCAGAAATGAAGAGGATGTTTCGGGAAAATTTTCCAGAGGTTCTACTTTGAGATTTATACATATATCCAGCTTTAATTAATTCTAGAATAATTTTATTAACTTTGTCTCTTCCGATTTTTCCCTCTATCATTAGAGCAGAAATATTAATTTCCCAATTATCAGGTCGAGAGATAAGAGAAGCACCTAAACCTCTAGCTTCAAAAGAAATAGAATTGTCTTGCAAGAAGTCATTTGAAATACTTGTATAGTTATTCTTTTTTTTCTTTTTTAAAATACTCTTATCAAAGTAGCTCATTTTTGATCACTCCTAACTTCTTTATTCAGCAGTAGCTATACAAGTTTCTATAAATTGTTTAGTTATTGGTAAATATAATACTTGATATGTATGTCCTATATTCTCTTTTATAATATCTTCTGCTACTTCTTTATTTGTAGAGATATGGACAGGGATACCATCTTTACTTACTAAATACACAGGAACTTTTTTTAATTTAGACATTCGCCATCACCTCATTTTTTAATCTTCAATTTTAAGTTTTTTTGAATAATTTTCATTATTCATCCAGCTATTATTCCAATATGCTTTTAACATATCTGGATCTAAATTATTTATAGTTTCAGAAGATGCAACAAGTTCAGGTTCTTTAATCTGTGTGTGAAGATATTTCGTTAAAACTCCATCTAAAATTGCATTTGTTTTTCTAGAATGAAATTTAAAATCATCTTGAATAGCTTCATAAACACTTTTTTTAGTATAAAAAATTACTTTTAATTTTGAACAATGCTTTTCTGTGTATGATGTTAAATCAAAACTCCAAAGGATATATCTAAGTAAATCTTTTTCGAAAGTATTTTGTACTCGAATGTGAAATCTTTCTTCTTTTTCTTCTAATTCACTATCATCAACTGCATACTTTTTTTTGATTTCTTGATACCTTTTATATGCTAATTCTCTTTCAGCTTCAGTGGTTGTCATATCTTGTGATAAAGCTCTTAACTTTCTTAATTTATCCAGCAATTAGAACACCACCTTTTAATTCAACTATTTTCTCTTTTATTTCTTCATCAGTTCCTATAAAAATTTTAGGTGATCCACCAATGATGATTGAAAGCATAAATAAATTTATATGTTCTAGGTATATTTGTCTCATAATTAAAAAACCTCCCTAAAAATATTTGAAATTTTAAGGAGACCATGATATACTCTAATTGCGGTAGGGTGGATCTTGTGGTCTGCCTTTTTTTCATTTTGATTTAATTCTATTGTTTCAGATTCTGTAACTCTGGTGGTAAAAGAATGAGAGCATACAAAGCATTTATAGTATCTTCTTTTAATACCAGTTTTTATTTTTGTGCAGTAAGGAGAAAGTTTTATTCCGCATTCAGGGCATTTAATCATATAACTCTCTCTGTCTCTTTTTTTCAAGATTTTCTAGTATCATTTTTGTTTCTACTTCAGAATTTTCTATTTTCAGCTTTTCTCTGCACTCTACAGCATAATTTATTAGAAATTCTCTCAAATTATCATCCATTTCTTCATATTTTATTTCATCATTTTTTACTACATTTATACTTTTTTTAAATTTTTCAGTAAAAGTTTTCATGTTTCTTCTCAGTTCTCTGATATCTTGTTTAAGTATTTCAATTTCTGCTTCAAGAATTATTTTATCTAATCTAGAAATAAAATTACTTTGCATATCATCATTCCAAACTAAAAGATTAAACATTTTTACTCTTCTCTTATCATCTAGAGCATCTATTACTTTTGCATTTCTTAAACATTCCTCAAAAGTCATTATTCTGCTCTGAAGATTCATGCTTCTTTCTAAGTCTGAAGATATTCCACTACAATTTTTCATAAATTAATCTCCTTATTTTATATATTGTTTATATTTGTAATTGGTATTATTTTTGAAATACTCTATCATTTCCTCAACTGCTTCTTTTGTTATATCTTCTCTCTTAATGATTTTTAGATAGATTAATTTTAAAAATCCTTTGACTATGATTTTGACAAGTCGTTTGTCTTCCTCTGGGTTGATTAATTCTTTTATCTGAGTATTTATCATTTGTCCTCCTAACTAAATAATATTGATTTTAGAAATATCTAGTTCTATAAGCTTACTTACATTTTTTGTAGGTTCATTTATTTTAGATAATTGCATCCTTCTTTCTTCTAGTTTTTCTTTATCAGAAGAAACAAATTTTTTAGTATATGAACCATTTTCATAAATAAAATAATAAACTTTCATCAGCCCTCCTATTTAAAAATACAAAAGTAAATATTCATGATAAATTTAGTAAAGTTCCTTTTGGTAGAGATAAAGCTGTCTCGATTTTGTTTATTATTTCATTATTTTTTCTTCTTACATGGTGCCACATAAGTTGTCTTGATAAGCCTATTTGAGAACATAAATCTTCTACTTTTTTATTTTGTTTTATACACTCGATTTTTATAATTTGTGTTAGTGTTAAATTTTCCATGAAATTACCTCCTTATTATTACTATTAGAAAATTATTTACTTTGGTTAATATTACTTAAAGTAAATATATAACATTTATTACCTTTTGTCAATAGAAAAAATAATAAAAGATTTACTTGTGGAAATATAAAAGATAAAATAGATTATGAAAGGAGGCTATCATGACTGAAAATGTTGGTGTTGAAATAAGGGAAGAATTAAGAAAAAAACTTGGAGATTATATTGAAGAGTTAAGAAATAAAAAGAATTATGGATTTAATCAATTATCTATAAAAAGTGGAGTTAATGTTAAAAGCCTAAATGAAATAATTAATGGTAAAGCTAAAAAAGTAAATCCATTTCACTTAAAAAAATTAGCAAAAGCTTTGAATGTAGATTATAGGGAATTTTATAAAATAGTTGGATATTTAGATGAAGATGAAAAAATAGTTCCTAATGCAGAAATAGCATTTAATTTTAAAAAAGTTCCTGTTTATGAAAATATCAGTGCAGGATATGGAGCAGCTGAAAGTGATATTTTAGATTATATTTCGCTTCCAAATTATCAAGGAACATTTACAGGAGATATTTTTGCTGTTCAGGTACATGGTGACTCTATGGAAAATACTATAGAAGATAAATCTATTGTATTTATAAAGAAAGATGCAGAGATTCAAAATAAAAAGATTGGAGCTTTTATAGTTAATAATAATGCTTACTTGAAGAGGTATTTTGAAGATGAACATGGGGTATTTTTAAGAAGTGATAATAGGGAATATAGAGATATAGAAATAAAAGCTGGTGATGATTTCATTGTAGTTGGGAAATACATTGGATCATTCATAAGAGAAGAATAAAGGGGAACAAATAATAAACATGGGAAGAGAAATAAAATCAAATATAGCAACTGATTGTAAATTTAAAGATATTCCAATTTACAAAAGTATAAGTGCAGGCTATGGCTCTTATGAGAATGAAATTGAAAATTATATATCTGTTGTAAATTTTAATGATGTCTTTACTGGAGATGTATTTGGAGTAGTCGTAAAAGGTGATAGTATGGAAGATACTATTCTGGATGGAACTGTAGTCTTTATTAAAAAGTGTGATGATATTCCTTTTGGAAAGATAGGTGCATTTATGTTAAATGGATGTGCCTATTTAAAAAGACTTTGTGAGAAGGAAGGAGAAATGGTATTGAGAAGCGATAACAGTTACTATGATGATATAGAAATAAAAGCTTCAGATGATTTCACAATAGTTGGATTATACAAAGGAACTTTATCAATAGCAAAATAAACGTAAAAAAAATTAAAATCTCTTTATTAAAGGGGAAAGAAAAATAATCTGGGAGGAAGTATGTTTAAGTTATTAGGAGTTATATCTATTTTAGTATTTTTAGCTTCAGTTGTTATGATGGTAGTTTTTTTTATTTTAAAGGTAATAAAAAAAGATGTTAAGTATAATAAAAATTTAAAGATTTCTTTATTAACTTTAGTTGGAAGTTTGGTAGTTACTATTTTTTGCTTGGTAATGGATGATAGTCCTTCGAATAAGGAAAAACCAATAACTTCAACTGAAAAAGAAGTAGTTAAAGAGAAAAAAATAGTTGAGAAAAAAATTGAAGAAAAAAAAGAAATTGTAAAAAAAGAAAAATACACACCTGAATTAAAAGCTGATATATCAAAAATAGTAGACCAAGATAAAGGAACAGTTTTTGTAACTATTAATGCTAATACTCCTGATGGAGCAATTTTTGAAACAACATTGCTTACTGGAAAATTAGATATGTTAACTGATAATATTGTTATAAAAAATGGAGTAGGAAGACATTTATTTACAATTCCTAAAGAATGGGGAATTACTTATATTACAGGGATTTCTATGTTTAGATTTAATGCTGAAGATATAAAGCAACCTGGAGAAGTAATAAAACTATATGGAGAGCATGGAGAAAAGATGAAAGGTTCTCTAGCTGTAGCAAATCATTTAGAAGGATATAATGGAAATTTAAAAATAGAACCATTTGGATTTCCTAGTGCAGAAGCTGTTGAAAAAGAAAACGCTAAATTATTTAATGCAGCAATGAAAGAAATTATAAATCTAGGTGATGGAGTAATAATAAAAATAAATCATTCAGAAATTAATAATATAAAAAGGGTAGATGTTGTTATTAGTGATAGTTGGTATTATTCTGAAAATTATGAAAAAGAAAGATTTGCTGAACAAATAGCTAGTATGATAAAAAATATATATATTAATACTGGGAAATCCGAAGATGGAAGAGGAGTTATGGTTTACTTTGTAGACAATTATGGCAAAAGTTTAGCTAGTCCTAAAACTTTTGGAGGATATAAGATAGAGAGATAGAGGGGAAGGATGGAAGAAAAGTTATTTATAATTTTTTGTGTAATAATAACTATAGGATTAGTTTCTACATTTATGTATTTTGTAGTTCTCATTGGATTAGATTATTTTACTTCAAAACAAAATTTTTTATTTTTAGAGAATAGATTTATTAAAGAAGTTGAATGTGACTCTTATAATGTAATGGATGAAAAAATCTTTAAAAAATACAATGAGTTATTTAATCGTATTTTAATAAAAAAACCATTAATAAAACTTCGTTATTCTAATTTTTGGGAATACTTGAAAGATACTAATCTTTATTCAAAAATAGATGAAAAGAAATTTTTTATTATTTATGAAGAAAGGACACAAAAGAAATTACTTGAATTATATGAATTTATCATAGATAAAAAAGAATTAGAAATTCTCAAGTATGTTAATAAACCTTCTAAAGTTAAAAAAATTATAGAAACGTTAAGATTAATTATAGAGTTAAAAAAATAAATTTTATAGAAGGTTGGAGGAAACAACTGTACTAGAACATGTTGAAGGAGAGAGAAAATGAATAGAACAATTAGAATGTATACACCAATTATTAAGCATGAAGATACTTTAACTAATATTGATGTTGATACAATTTTTGAAAGTATTTTTAATAATCAAAGAGAAAAGTCATTTAGAAAAATTGAAGGATATCCAACAATAATAAAAAAATATGTGAATACTTTTCAAGAAATACAATTAAAGACATTTTATATTTTAAAATATAGACAACAACATACTCTATATATTGGGGAATTAGAAGAGGATGATATTCATTTATTAACAAATCCAGCAATAGAAATAACTTGCATTCTATATGACAAATATAATAAATGTATAGGAATAGAATTTAATAGAGAAGGCCACAAGGAGCGTGAATTTGAAAAATATATAAATACCTTTTTACCTGAAGGATACTATTTTGAATTAAAAAGAATTTATGAAAGTAGAGATATGAGAGAAATTCTACAAAGTGGACGAGTTCGTTCTTTGGAATTAAGATTAAATGTAAACAGAAATGTAGAAACAGCATTAAAGGAAGCATTCTTAGCAGATCCTCCTCCTTTATATGCACAAATTTTAGATGTACTTTCTAGTTTAAAGAGTACAGGGAATAATTTAGAAGCTAATTTTATGTATTGGGGATTAGATTTAGGTAGATATAAAGGAACTTTTGACTTAGGTAATTTTAGAAATATAATAGAAGCTTTTAATTTTGAAGATGAAATTTTTGAAAATGCTGTAGTCAAGTATGAAAGAAATGGACAAATAGAAGATATTGATTTGAAGAAATTAAATAAGTATTATACTTTTAAAATCTATTTTGATTCTGGGATAGAGAGACCAACTATAACTTATGTAATGGATTCACTACATGATACATATGTAAATGAAAATCATATTAGAATATTAATAGATTCATGTATTCATCTTTTAGCACATGAAGAGTTTGATGAAAATAATTTAAGATTAGAACCTTCAACAGAATATAAAGTAATTTTTAATACTGAGGATTAATTGTGATATAATAAAAGTATTAACAAGCAATAGAAAATGGAGGGAAGATATGAAAAAAACAATAGTATTAGAAATAATTTTTCCATGGGTAATTATTCCATGGATATTAAATAAATATATAGATTTATCTTTCGTTCATGCCATACAATTAGACTCAGCCAAATTAGGAATTATAGCAACAATATATTCTTTATTAATTGGATTTGTTATGTCTACAATAGCGATATTAACTACAAAAAGTAGAGCACTTGTAAAAATATCAGAAGCTGGAAAAAAATGGGGAATAATTTTATATATTTCTTTAACACTAATTTCATTTTTAGGAGTTTTAATAGCAATGGTTTATACAGTACCACCTGAAATACTCAAATGGTTATTAATATTTTCTATAGCAGAGTTTTTCCAATATTGTGTTCTTATTTTATCGATTTTAGAGTATAATATTTCTGAAATGAGAAATGAAGATACAAAAGAAGAGAATATGAAGAAAAATTTAATGGAAGACATTAAAAGAATTATAAAATTATTAGAAAGAAGATAGAGGAGGAAAAGTGGGTAATTGTTTTAAAAATACAACTGCTAAAATTTTAGATAATGATAAATTAAGAGAACCACAAAAATTTGCATATTTAAAAGCATATGAATACTATAATGATTTTGAGGTATTAAAAGATAGAGAAACAATTATTGTATTGCCTACAGGAACAGGAAAAACTGGATTAATTGGAATTTTACCTTATGGAATTAGTAATGGAAGAGTTTTAATTATAACACCTCAATTAACTATAAAAAAAGGAATTTTAGAAAATTTAACAAGTGGACCAAATAATTTTTATTTAAACTTTGATATTTTTGATAGAGTAGAAGAGTTACCTATAGTAGCAGAATATCAAAAAAAAATTCCTGTTTCTATATATAATAAATGTGATATAGTTGTAGTAAACATTCATAAATTACAAGAAAGATTTACTAAATCTTTACTTAAACATATGCCAAAGGATTTTTTTGATTTAATTATAATTGATGAGGGTCATCATTCAACTGCTAAGACTTGGATAGATGCAATTCAATACTTTGATAAAGCTAAGATTATAAAATTAACTGGAACACCTTTTAGAGCTGATGGTGAAATTATAACTGGAACAGAAATATATAAATATCCACTTAGTAGTGCAATGACTAATAAATATGTAAAATCATTAAGAAACATTGTATATGTTCCAAACGAATTATATTTTACTATAGATGGAAAAAATGAAAAATATTATTCATTTGATGAGATAACAGCGATGAAATTAAAAGATGATGAATGGATTACTAGATCAGTGGCTTATTCTAAAGAATGTTCTGAACAAGTAATTAAAAAAAGTTTAAGTTTATTAAAGAAAAAAAAGGAAAAGAGCGATATTCCACATAAAATTATAGCAGTTGCTTGTAGTGTGAAACATGCAGAAGAAATAAAAGAGATATATGAAGAATATGGTGTAAAAGCAGCTATTATTCATAGCAAAATGGAAGAAAAAGAATTAGAAAATAATTTTAAAAGTATTGAAAATAATCGTGTAGAGGTAGTGATTAATATTGCAATGTTAGGTGAAGGATATGACCATAAATATTTGTCTATTGCGGCTATTTTTAGACCTTTTAGGAATTTAGGAGCTTATGCACAATTTGTTGGAAGAATATTGAGATATATACCAGATACTGACTTAAGTACAGATAATATTGGAGAGATAATCGCTCATAAAGGATTAAATTTACAAAGTCTTTGGGAATATTACAGAAAAGAAGTTGAAAAAAGTAATATAAGTAAAAAATTAAATTCATCTTTAAAAGAAGCTGAATTGATAGATATTTCTCACAAAGAAAATATAAAAAAGACAAAAGATACTGGTGATGCAAAAGAAAGAGGAATAGGCTCTCTTGAGATAGATGCATATATAAATACAGAAATATTAATGGATGCTGAAAGACAAAATGAAGAAGATAGAAAAAAAATTAGAAGCTTGATAGAGGCTCTTGGAATAACAGAAGAAGAAGCTAAAGATTTAGTTGAAATCCAAAGAAAAAAAGAAGAAGCTAAGAAGCATGGGCTTAATAGACCAGATTTATTATTATTAAATAATAAGCAGATGTTTGATAAAAAAATAAAAGAAGAAATTATACCAGAATTATTATGTGAATTTAAATATGATATTAATGAAAAAACACTAGAAAATTGTTCTATTTTTAAGTATAATAATAATAAATGGATTGCAGAAATTGGGAAAACCAATGGAGCAATCTTAGCAGTTTTTATCAGTAGCCAGCTTAATAAGGATGTCGGTAAAAAGAGGGAGGAATGGGATGATAAAGATTTTAAAAAAGCAAATGAAGTTTTACCTAAAATACTTCAATATTTGAAAAAGTCTTTATAGTCTCTAAATTAGGATGTTTAATAGTATGATAAAGAAAATGTGTGAGTTAGCAAATGATTATATTTTATCACCTTTTAATCTAGTAGATAATGCTAGATTAGAAAATTATGAATATGTAAAATATTATTCTGATAAAAATGATTTAGTTTGTGAGATGAAATTTGAAATTCTTTCGGAAAAATATATCTTCTACTATTACTTTGATAAAAAAGATAAACTTCAAAAAATTTATGCAAAAGAAGATGAGAAAGAAAGATATTTATTTTTTGATAGAAAAGAAAATTTAGAAAAGGAAATAATAAAATATAAAAAAATTATGAATAAAGAAAAAGCTTGTTGAAAAGTATAAAAAAATTTAAAGACTATAAACAATTAATTTTGTTCATAGTCTTTTTTAAATTTTATTGATAATTAAAAATAGATTTTAGAAAAATAATATTTTAATTTTTTTCAAAAAATAAAAAAAGTGTACCAAATTTGGTACAACCCCTCTTGAAATTTATTTTTTTTTATGGTAGTATCAAAATAAGATAAAACCAAGAGGGTGATTAAATGAAAACTGAGCATGCTAAGATAGTAAGGAATTGCTGCAAATGTGGAAGAGTCATATATGAACAAACAGGAGAAGAAATTTCATTTACAAAAGGGGTAAGAGTAACTAGTAATGGAATAAAATTTAAAGTTGGATGCAAGTGTGGAACTGAAAATAGCTTTAGTATAAAATAACAATTAAATTTTAAGGTAGGACTTTCTGAGTCAAGGCTTCGAGCAATTGAAGTCTTGGCTCTTTTATTTTTTGGAAAAAAAGGTGATTAAAATGGGAACAGGAATAAACACAGATCCAGCATGGAAATACACTATAAGAGTAATAGAGAAAACTAGCATTATAAATGGGAAAGAATGTTTAATGCTGGTAGATAAAAGACTATGTACATGTAAAAAAGAACTGGACAGGAATTTAAAAATTTTAAAAGAAGTTTATCCTAATAATACCTTGCAGATAAAAGAGAGAAGAAATGGTAAGTGGCAGGTTATTGAATATTCAGTATAGGAGGGGAAATGAAAAGAGTAATTATTTTAGCAGGGCATAACTTTGAAAAAAGTGGATGTAGTACTCAAATGGAAGATGGCGAAAGAATAACAGAGTTTGATCTAACAACAGAACTTGTAGCAAGAGTATTTAAAGAAGAAAGATTAATTAATCTTGATACTGTTATAAAAGCAAGAAATGATTTTGCTGATTTAGTAAAAGAGGTAAATGAAATTCCAGCTGATTATTTAATCAGTTGTCATTTTAATGCTTACAATGGAGAAACACAAGGTACAGAAGTACTTTATGCTCATACAAGTTCAAAAGGAGAAAAATTAGCTAAAAAAGCTCAAACTATTCTTATAAAAAACCTAGGCTTAAATGATAGAGGAATAAAAGGTGTTTCTCCATCTGAAAGAGGTGGAAGCATATTAAATAAAACAAAACCTATTGCAATATTGATAGAGCCATTCTTCTTAGATGAAATACATTCATATGAGAGATTAAATGCCCTAATGGATAAGACTATAGAATCAATTTTGGAGATATTAGTATATATTGCAAATCAATAAAAATTTGGATGAATCGATAAGGTTCGGGATAGGGGATGGATAGATTTGTTTATTAGCAAAGAATATAAAGATTTTGAAAAAATGATAAAAGAAGCAGAAAAAAATGAAATTAAAATGATAGTATCAGGAAATAATGAAGAAATAGAAATATTTCCATATAGTTATGAGTATAGGTTAAGAGAATTTAAACTGGGAATTACTACACCTAAAAATATAGAAAAACTATATAAAAGTATTCATAAAAAATTACAATTAGTATCTAATAAGGAAATTTCTTTAAAAAAGCAATTAGAAGATAGATATAACATTGTAATAGAAGGAAATTTTGAAGATGAGAAGGAGCAGGGAAATATGAATGTTAAGTGAAAATAAAATATTTCGAATAGGAATAGATAAGATTTCTCTTTATAATTTTTCAATTATAACAGAAAAAAAATTTAAAAAATTAACAGATTACAAAGAAAATTCGTTAAAAGAAAAGACTATTATAACAGATGAGCTATTTTCCATAGTAAATTCTTATACTGTATATCAGGGAGAAAAAGAGGTAGAGGAAAGCTTTTTTAATAGAATTACTTTTAATCCAAATAAAATTTTAACTGGTGAGAACATATGCAATTCAACAACTTTAGATTTAAAAGAGGCAATAGAAAAACTAACATTGATGTTAAAAGAAAAAGAAATTTATATAGACTTTTCCGATTCAAGGATCGCCGATATAGAAATTAATTTAAATGTTCCAGTTGATTTTAATGAATATTCAGAAGTATTTATGCTTTTTTTTAAACAAATAAATTTTTCTAAAGCTATAAGTGCTATTACAGATTCTGAGAGAGTTAAAAATTTCAAAATAGATGAAAGTTTTTTTACAAGAATAAATAAAAGTGTTACTTTTAAAGTTTATTCTAAAGATAGGGAAAAGAATTTGAATACAAGTATAAGTCGGCTAGAATACTTTTTTGAGACATCCTCTTATAAATATATAAGTGAAAAATTTGGAAAAGATAATTCATTGGCAACTCTACTAAAAAATAATGATTTAATAGAGCTAATTTTTAGAGAGAGATTAAAGAAAGACTTTATAAAAAAGGCTTTCAGCTATATTGAAAATAGGATAAAGCCAGTTTTAGAAAAAGAATATTTAGCCTTTAAAAAGGCAAATATATTAGCAAGATCCACTGGAAGAAAAGAGGAAAGAAATATTTATAGATATTTGGAGGAGTTCTGGATATTTGACTATTCTTTCTTAATAGACATAATAGGAAAATATGATAGTAAGCATAAAGGAAGAGAAACAAAGAAGATTTTAGAAAAATATATCCAGCATAATAATTTAAAAAAATTGAATTACTTGCTGGAATTAATTTTCCCCCACTAATCCTATTAGAGGGGAAGATACATATTTGCTATAACCCCTATTTAAAAAGGCTTAGGAAAAGAAAATAAAAAGAATATTTATCTTGCTTTTCTTTAAATTAAACTATGTTAAAAAAATATGACATGGAATATTACTTTACTGTTACAAAAGGAAGGAGCATGACAAAGAAAACTACTACTACTAATTTAAAAAAAGAAATTAGAAAAAGATATGAATATGGAGAAGGCTTGATAGACCTTGCTATAGAGTTTAAAGTCAACTATGGTACATTAAGAAACCTAGCTTCTCATGAAAAATGGGAGAAAGGGATAGTAAGAGATATTGTGAGAGCAAAGGAAATATTTGAAGCAGCTGATAAGAACTTGAAGGAAAGAGAAGCTATCAAAGAAGAATACAAGCTTCTTACTAAAGATTTAAGGAACTATGCAATAGATAAGGCAACAGGTAGGAAGGTATTATCAGGAGATAGATACACTTCTCCAGTGAATAAATCTACAGAAGAAGCTTTTCTTAAAAGAGTAACAGCTATAGATGTTCTATATAAGTTAGATAAAGACTTACATTCAATTTATAGTGATAAGGAACTTCTTGAGATGAAACAGGAAACAGCTAAATATGAAAAGCTAAAGAAAGAGCTAGATGAGAAGCAGCATGCTAAGTTATTAGATTAAGGTACTGTAAAAAGTTTTGGCGATTTGAGGAGCTGGCGAGCCCAAAAGTTGTTGATTCTGGAGTTTTTTTTGGTTCTGCCAAAATTTTTTGAGTAAATAAGGAGGGTAAAAATGCCTGAGGTTATTGCTACTGAAAGTAGAATGGCTAAGACATTCAAAATGTCAGAAAGAAGTATCAGAGAAAAATTCAAAGAAGTGAGAATTGCTCCAGGACAATATGATTTTATTGCTGCTGTAGAAATGTTTGTGGATAGTTCTTCAGGAAAAGATGAATCTCTTGAACTTAAAAGAGTGGAAAAAGAAACTAAAGAATTAAAACTGGCAATAATGAGGGAAGAATATCATCATAAAGATGATATAGCATTGCTGGTATCAGACATGCTAATTAAATTTAAAGCTAAATTAAAATCTATTCCTTCAAAAGCTAGTATGGATTTAGTAAATATAAGTAATAGAAGACAAATTGAAGAAAAGTTAAAAGATATGATAAGTGAAGTACTAGAAGAACTTTCAGAATATAACAAATTAAAAATGGAGGATATAGATATTGATGGAGCAGAGAACAATTGATTTTTTTAATAATTTATTAAAAACTTTGAAGCCAGCTCCTGATCTAACAATTGGAGAATGGGCAGATAGATATAGAATATTATCTCAAGAAAGTTCGGCTGAACCTGGAAAATGGGATACTAATAGAACTCCATATATGAAAAGAATTTATGACTGTTTAATTGATAGCTCTACAGAATCAGTAACTATAAAAAGTTCTGCTCAAGTAGGTAAAACGGAAATGTTATTAAATATTTTAGGGAGATATATGCATCTTGATCCTTGTTCAATTCTTTTTGTTCAACCAACAGTAGATGATGCTAAAGCTTTTTCAAAGGAACGGGTTGAACCTATGATTAGAGATACAAAAGTTCTAAAGAAATTAATAAAAAAAGCTAATAAGAAAGCAGAAGGCACAGTTCAAGGAAAAATGTTTCCAGGAGGATTTGTAAGATTTGTTGGGGCTAATTCTCCCTCAGGACTTGCTTCAAGACCTATCCGTATAACTCTCCTTGATGAAGTGGATAGATTTCCAGATTCTGCTAAAGATGAAGGAAATCCAGTAGAGTTGGCAGAAGCCAGAACTACAACATTTTTTAATAGAAAAATGCTTAGAGTATCTACCCCAACAGATGATACTACATCTAAAATTCAGAAATTATATCTTCAAGGATCTCAGGAAGAATGGCATTTTAAATGCTCACATTGTGGAGAATATCAAGCTCCGAGATGGGAAGATATAACAGAAGATGGAGGAATTATCAAATTAGAATGCCATCATTGTGGTATTTTGGGAACAGAGGAAGAATGGAAAAAAGAAAATCAAAAATATGGAAAATGGATTGCTAAATTTCCCAAGGAAAAGAAACATAGAAGTTTTCACTTAAATGCTCTGGCTTCACCATGGAAAAGTTGGGCAGACCTATATGAAACTTATCTGCAAGTTAAAGATGATGAATTTAGAATGAGAACATTTATAAATACAGTTTTAGGTGAAACTTTTGTATTGCATCTTGATGAACAGCTCGATTATGAAGCTCTTTTTGAAAGAAGAGAAGATTATGGAGCAGAGTTACATGATAATATAAGATTTTTAACTGCTGGAGTAGATGTACAAGACAATAGACTTGAACTAATGGTTGTAGGATGGGGATATCAATATGAAAGTTATATAGTAGCTTATAGAGATTTTCCTGGTTCACCTGGAAAAGAAGAGGTATGGTTGCAGTTGGATGCATATTTGAAAAGAAAATTTTCTTTTAAAGATAAAAAAAGTTTATCTATTGCTTGTACTCTTATAGATTCTGGAGGACATCATACAGGGAATGTGTATAAATATGTGTATGGAAAAGCAAAAAGAAATATCTTCGCAATTAAGGGGCAAGGCGGATTTGGAATAAATATTTTGAATGGATTTAGAAAAACTACTAAGGAGGGTGTTCCAAGTATAAATTTACTAAGTTTAGGAGTTAATGCTCTGAAAGACTTAGTTTATTCTAGATTAACTATTTTAGAAGGAGCAGGAACTTGCCATTTTCCAACAGATTCGACAAAAGGTTGTGGAATAGACTTTTTTAAAGGACTTACAGCAGAAGTAAAAATAAAAAAAATGACATCAAAAGGAGAAAAAATTGAATGGGAAGTATTAAAGGATAGAAGGAATGAGCCATTGGATTTAATGAACTATGCCACAGCAGCTATTGAATTACTTCCAGTTGATTTATATGATTTGAAATTTAAACCTAAAGGAGATAAATGATGGTATTTACAAAAGAAATGTGTGAAAAACACTTGGATATCTGGCTAGAAGCTGATTTAAAAGTAGCTCAAGGGCAAAGCTATACAATAGGAACAAGAACTTTAACTAGAGCTAATGTTAGTGAAATAGCTAGAAATATTGAGCTTTGGGCAGAAAGATTGGAACAGGCAAACGGAAAATCTGGTCCTCGTTTTGTTCAATTTATTCCAAGGGGGTAGAAAATGGGTAGAAAAAGAAAAAAAAGAGTTGTTCAAGTGGCAAAAAACACTCCTAGGGAAGTTTCTAAAACCTCAACAACTATAAAAATGGTAAGTGGGATAGGTTATAACAATAAAGATGACCCTTCACTTTCGAAGTGGTATACCTATTCTGAAAGTCCAGACAATGATATATTATGGGATTTAGATGATTTGAGAGCAAAATCAAGAAATCTTTATATGAATAATGAGCTTGCTGGGGCTGCTCTGAAAAAAATGAGGACTAAAATTGTTGGAACAGGACTTCTTCCAAAGCCTACCATCAATTATCAGATTGCAGGGATAACTAAAGAAAAAGCAAAGGAATATGAAAAAATTATAAAAGCAAAGTTCAATGCTTGGGCTTCATCAACCAATGCAGATTTTAACAGAATGCATGATTTCTTCACTATACAAGCTCTTATACAGCTGAGCTGGATAATGAATGGAGATGCCTTTATAATTCCAAAACGGAAAAAAAGAGCAGGAGTAGAAATAGATCTATGTTTACAAATGATTGAAGCAGATAGAGTAGTTAATCCTCGATTTACTTATAATCAGCTGATAAAAGGCGGTGTAGAGTTTTCAGAGAATGGAGATTTACTCAAATATTATATTGCAGATAGACATCCAGGAGATGGATATTCTGAAATAAAAGGTTATCCAGTATTTAACAATCTAGGAAGAAGAAATATACTTCATATTTTCGAGCCCGAGAGAATCGGACAAAGAAGAGGAGTTCCACTTCTTGCATCAATAATATATCCAATTAAAAATCTTGGAAAATATAAAGAGGCTGAACTTATAGCAGCAGTAATTAATGCTTCCTTAGGATTCATAGTAGAAACTAAAGATCCTGAAAACTTTATTAATGGATCTGCTTTTGGAAGCAGTGATAGTGATACAGATGGAGAAGCTAAAAAAGAAAGGACAGATAAAATTTCATTAGAACATGGAATGGGAATAATTGCAAAAGAGGGAGAAACTATAAAAGAGTTCACTACAACAAGGCCTAATAAGTCATATAAAGAATTTGTTGATGCGATTTATGAAGAAATTGGAGCTCAATTAGAAATACCTCATGAAGTTTTAATGTCATCTTTTAAAGCTTCTTATTCAGCAGCTAAAGCATCTCTGGAAGAAGCACATCAAAGATTTCTTGTATGTAGAAAACTTCTTGAAAGAACTCTTTGTCAACCTATTTATGAGGAATTTATTCTCGAACTCATAAGAAATGGAGATGTTGATTGTCCTAATTTTTTTGAAAATGAAGTTGTAAGATATGCTTTTACTCGTTGTATCTGGGTTGGAAGCGGAAAATCGTCATTAGATCCATTAAAAGAAGCGAATGCTAATAAAAAATCTCTTGATAATTATACTACAACAAGAGGAATTATTGCAGCAGAAAGCGGTTTGGATTTTGATGAAATGTTAGAAGCAAGGCTTGAAGAGGAGATAAAAATTGCAGAAATACAGAAAAAAATTAAAGAAGAGATAAAAGGAGGTGAAATAAATGTCTAAAAATTTATTCTTTTCAATAAAAAACTTATCAGATGATGAGGGAGAAATAAGAATTTCAGGAGAAATTACAAGATGGGCCTGGGAAGAATTTGGAGAAACCAGTTCTTTAATTTTCATTAAGCAGCTGGAAAAAATAAAAAATGCTAGAAAAGTATCTATAAAGATAAATTCTCCAGGAGGAGATATTTCAGAAACTTTAGCAATTTATCACGAACTTAAAAGATTATCTCAAACTAAAGAAATCACAGCATATATTGATGGAATGGCTTGTTCAGCAGCCACTCTTATTGCCATAGCAGCTAAAAAAACTATAATGGGAAAAGGCTGTTACTTTATGATCCATAATCCAATGATATATATGGGATATTCAAATACTGGAGAAATGCAGGAGGCGATAGAACATCTAAATAAAACTAAAGAAAATATGATTGATCTGTATGAAGAAAAATCTTCTCTTTCAAGAGAAGATATTGCTAAAAAGATGGATGAAGAAACATATTTTAGTGCTCAAGAAGCTCTTGAAGCAGGATTTATAGATGAGATAGCTTCTTATGATACAAATACAGTTACTTCAAATATTGTAAATGTATGTTCAATGAATCTGAAAAATTCAAAAAAAATACCTAAAGAACTTTCAGAAATTTTAAATAAAAAAGAAAATAAGGAGGAAAAAATGACATTAATAGAATTAAGAGCTCAATATCCAGAGTTATTAAATCAATTTGAAGGAGAAATATTAAATTCGGTAACAAGTACTGATACTGTAAAAAATACAATCAATAAAGCAGTACAAACAGCAATTACAGAGGAAAGAAAAAGAATTCAAAGTTTAGATGGAATTAAAACTTACAGTCAAGCAGCAAAAGATATTATAAATAAAGCAAAATTTGAAGAACCTCGTGATTATAAAGATATCATTGTAGATCTATATAATATGAACTCAGAACAAGCTGGAAAAGAAATAGAAATGATTGAAGGAGAAAAGGCAGCAGCAGGATTCAATAATATTTCTTCAGCCATTGAAGGAAGTGCTAAAGAACAAATGATAAGTAATATTGTAGAAGCAGCACTAAAGGAATTAAAAATTAATAAATAGTAAGGAGGGACAATATGTCAAACAATGTAAAATTTACAAACCAAGAAAAACAAATTTTTTATGGGAATTATCCTCTGATATCAGAAGCTTTGGTTGTTAAAACTACTGTAAAAGAAGGAGATGTGATCGGGGTTGATACTTCTGGAAATTATGGGAAATATGATGAATCAACATATACTACACCATATGCAATAGCATATGAAGCAGGAGAAGTTGATAAAAGCTGTTCTTGTATTTTAACAGCATACTTGATGGAAAGTTTTGTATTATTGCCTGAAGCAGTAGATAAAAAATTAAAACTAAAACAAGAATTAAGAAAAATTAACTTATTTTTAAAATAATGGAGGTAAAAATGACAAACGGATTTGACTTATACACACCAAAAACAGTTAGAAAGATTAGAGATGCTTGGGAACCTAAAAAGAATTTTTTAACAGATCTATTTTTTACAAATTCAGATACTGTTCCAACAGAAGAAGTTGTGCTTGAAATTACGAAAGGGGGAGAACATGTAGCTCCTTTTGTTACTCCTCTTGAGATGGGAAGACCTGTTGTAGACAGAACAACTACAACAAACCTTATTATTGCTCCAAACATTGCAGTTTCAAGAACTCTAGGTCCTAAAGATTACTTTGTAAGAGAAGCAGGAATGAACTTTTTTGGAGAATATGATCCTGCTACAAGAGTTGGAAAAAGAATAGCTGAAATATTAATTAATCAAGAAAAATATATTTCAAATAAAGAGGAATTAATGGTATCTCAATTCTTAACTACAGGAAAAGTAACTTCTACAACAGATGAAGCCTCTTATGAAGTGGACTATGGAATTGATAATATGGAAACTCTCCAAACAGGAGAAAAATGGGGGACAACAGGAGTAAATCCTATTACATCTCTTGATAATATTTTAGCTAAAGCAGAAGAAAGTGGAGTTATTATAAAAAATGTTGTTATGGGATTGAGTGCGGCTGATAAATTTATGAACTCTTCAGAGTTTAAAAAGGAAATGTTGAGTAAAGATCTTCAAACAGAATTCGTAAAAGAAGTAATAAGACAATATCCAGGGGTTGTTTGGTTAGGAACTTACAAAACTTATGGGGTAGAGCTTTTCAGATATTCAAGAAAGGTTATTGGATATGACGGAACAGAAATTCAGTTGATGCCTACTAACATGATTTTAGGTGGGTCAACAGAAGGAAAAATCTTATATGCTCCTGTTATCAACATGGGAACTTCAGATATTCATATGGTTAAGAGATTCTCTGATGTAGATTCTCCTAACAAGAAAACAAAAATTATTTCTACAGAATCAAGGCCAGTACTACAACCTGATGATCTTTCAGGATATTTTAATGTTATAGTTTGTGATGCTGAATAGGGGTATATTCCCCTTTCAGAACTTTGGAAATTGTAAAAACAGGAGGAAAGGATGAAAGTAAAATTTTTAAGAAACTATGGAAAATATAAAATTGGAGCTGAAGAAGTTATAACAGTTGATGAAAAGGAAAAGGAATATTTGATCTCAACAAAAACTATTTTAATTTTAGAAAATGAAGAAGAAAAAAATAATTCAGCAGAGGATATTCCAGTTATAGGAACACCAGAAGTACCAAAGGAAAATAAAAATGAAAAAAGAAAAAACACTAAATAATTTATCACCTTTTAAATTAATGCTTCAAGAAGATTTAACTACATTTATAAACATTTTTGAAATGGGTGAAAGAGTAACTATAAATGAAAAGGATTATCAGGGTGTTCTAGAACACCCTAATAATGAATTTACAGGAGAGTATGAAGGTATAACTGAAGCTATTGCCTTGATTGTTTATTTGCAAGAACAGGAAGAATTTGAAAAATTTAAAACTGGAAAAGCAATAGAAATAAACAATTCTACATATATTATAAATAATACATATGTAGAGGAAGGATTAAGGATTATTAGATTAACAGAAAATAGGGGATATTAAATGGAGAATAATTTTATAGAACTTAAAAATTTAGATAAAGCTAAAAAATTATTATCTGGAATACCAAATGGAGTAGAAAGGGCTGCTTCATCTGCAATTAATAGATCTATTGTAACATTAAAAAAAGATCTGAAGAAAAAAGTTACAACAGAATATAATATTAAATCAGCTGAAATTGAAAAAAGCCTAAATACTAAAAAAGCAACTTTTAGTGATTTAACAGGAACTATTTATTCAAAGTCTCCAACTTTATCTCTGTATAAATTTTTTGTTTCTCAAAATTCAGGGATATATGTGAAAGTAAAAAAAACAGAAGGAAAGAAATTAGTTGTAGGAAAGCCTGGGAGAAGAGGAAAACCTTTTATATCTGGAATGAGAAATGGGCATATAGGAATTTTTCAGCGTAAATATAAAAGTAATTATCCAATAAAAGAGCATAGAACATTGAGTATTCCCCAAATGCTTGGAACAGAAAGTATAATGGAATATATAGCAAAAAATGGACAAGCTGAAAAATTAATTGAAGAGAGAATAGAAAAGGAAATAGATAGAATTTTAAAGGGGTATTTATGAAAAAAATATTTGAATTAGAACAAGAAATTAAAAGAAAAATTCAAGAAAGTATTTTTGGATTAAAACTAAAAACAGTAGAAAAGGGTGTAAAAAAGGACCCCAATATAATAATTGGGAATATCCCACCAGAAAAAATTGAAGAATTAATACCAGCTATAATTATAAGAACTCCAAATGGAAAAAATACGCTATCAGATAAAAAAATAAACTTGAATATTAATATTGGAATTTTTGAAAAAGACTCAGAAGAAGCTTATAAAAGTATATATGATCTTTTAGATAAAATATCAAAAAAAATAGTTTCTTCAGGAATTTTATTAGAAGAATTTGAAATTCTTCCAGAATATGAATGGGAATTGGCTGAAGAACAACCATATCCATATTGGATGGGAAAACTATCTTTTAATATTTTAATGAAAGAAGATTATAGAACAGATATAGATGATTGGATTTCTGGGAAATAAGGAGAGAGAATAATGGCAGGAAAAAAAGAAAAAATAGAAGAAAAAAATAAGATTGAAAGATTAGAAAAGAAAATGTATCTTGGACCTAAATTAAAAGAATATGGTCTTATGCCTGGACAAATATTTGAAGGAGAGCATGAAGTTATAAAAGAAGCTATTAAAAAATATCAGGGATTAGGAGAATTGTTTATAAAAATTGATAAAGAATTTTGTAAAAATAAAGAAAATATAAATAAGAATGGAACAAAGGAAAACTTTATTTTAAAAAATATAATGAAACAGCTAGGAGGTAAATAATGAGTGGATTTAATCATGGAATAGGAACGGTTGAAAGCCCTACATCCATAATAGCAATAAAAGTAGATGGAATAACTCCTTGCTATGTAGGAACTGCTCCTATAAATTTAAGTGAAGAAAAAAATATAAATAAACCTATCTTGTGTAATACTTACGCAGAGGCAGTTCAAGCTTTTGGATATGTAAAAGATTTTGAGAATTTTACTCTTTGTGAAGCAATAGATGCACATTTTTCTAAATTTGGAGTAGGACCTATTGTATTAATAAATGTGTTGGATCCTTCTATCCATAAAACAACAGTGGTTCAAGAATCTGTTCCAATTGGAGAAAACAAAACAATAATAATAAAAAAGATAGGAATATTAAAAGAAACTCTTAAATTAGAACCAGAGTTAGAACATGTCAGTGAGTTTGATGATGATGGATTTTTAAATATTATAATTATAGCTACTGAAGGGATTCCAGAGGGGAACAATATAAAAATTACTTATGATTGCTTAGATGCAACTTTAGTTGAAGCAGATGACATAATAGGTGGAATAGATCAGAAAACAGGAAAAAATAAAGGATTAGAATGTATAGAAGACGTATTTCCAATAACTAGGTTAGTTCCTAGTTTAATTTTAGCCCCTAAATTTTCAACAGATACTGTTGTAGCTGCTGTTATGGAAACAAAAGCTTCTTTAATTAATGGACATTTTAAAGCAGTAGCATTGGTAGATATAGATACCAAAAAAGTAAAAAAATATACAGATGTTCCTCAAACAAAGGAACTAAATAACATAAATTCAACGTATTTAGATGTAAGTTATCCAAAAGTAGCATTGGGAGAACTACAATATCATTTATCTACCCAAAGAGCTTGTGTAATTCAAAGTATGGCATCTGAAAGCCAAGGGATACCATATCAATCTCCTTCAAACTCTAATATCAAATGTGATAGAACTTGCCTTGCAGATGGAACAGATGTGTTACTTTCTATAAATCAAGCAAATTATCTTAATGGAAATGGAATTACTACTGCTATTAACTGGATTGGTGGTTGGAGAATTTGGGGAAACAGAACAAGTTGCTATCCTGCAAATACAGATGCTAAAGATGCTTTTTTAGCTGCTAGACTAATGTTCAATTTTTTAAATAATACCATTATAACTAATTTCTGGAATAAAGTAGATAAGCCAACTAATACAACATTAATAAAGACTGTAAAAGATAGTATAAATATTTGGTTAAATGGTTTACAAGCTGCTGGAATGATTATAGGGGCAAGGATAGAGTTTAGACCAGCTGATAATCCACTTACTTCATTATTAGATGGAAAAGTTAAGTTTAAAATCTATTTTTCACCAGCTTTACCTATGGAATATGCACTTTTTGACTGTGAAATTGATACTAATTACTATAGTAATTTATTTGCAGCATAAAAAATAAGGAGGAAAAAATGGCAGCAGGAATTATACCAGAAAAATTAATAAATTATAATTTATTTGTTGATGGATCTAGATCGGAATCAGCTATAGTTGATGTAGATTTACCAGATGTACAATTTATGAGTGAAAATATAACTGGAGCAGGAATAGCTGGGGAAATAGAATCACCAACATTAGGTCATACAAGTCCATTGAATATGACCTTAAATATAAGAACTCTTATAGATGAAGATTTTAAATATTTGGAACCTAGAGCATATTCTCTTGAAATAAAAGCAGGAATGCAGTCTTATAATCAATCAGAAGGAAAAATTCAAGTAAAAAAATTAAGTGTAATGGTTAAAGGAACTCCTAAAGGATTTTCTTTAGGAAAGGCTTCAGTAGGGAAGCCCACTGATTCTAAAAGAGAATTTGCTGTAACATATTTAAAAGTTGAGTATGAAGGAAAAGAAGTTTTAGAAATTGATAAAACAAATATGATTTTTAAAGTAAATGGAACAGACTTTTTAGTAGATTTAAGAGCAGCAATGGGAATGTAGGAGGAAAAATGAAATTATTAAAACCGTTAGCTATAGAGAGATTTGGAAAAGAAAAAGAAACAATAACAGAGATAGAAATAAAAAAAGAAAAATTTACTGCTGGAGTTATATTAAAAGCTGAGCATAATTTTTTAATTAATGGAGGAACATATCCTGTTGGAGAAATGGAAGGATCAAGATCTTTTTTGACATATGTATTAGCAGAAATGGAAGATATGAGATATGAAGAGTTAGAAAAGTTAGCAGGGATTGATTTAATAAAATTAACTGATGAGATTAAGGGTTTTTTCGGAACTTCGGCTTTGGAAAAGTTAAAGGAAATGATATTAGAAAAACCTGTATAATATTATCTAATGAAACCAGAACACCAATTGATTATTGGTTAAAAATGCCAATTTATGAATGGAATTCTTGGTTAGATAATGTTTCAGAAATACTGGAAATGAAATATAAATCTGAATAAAAAGTGGATAATCTTCCGTATATAGAGTATAATTGTATAAAGGAAGGGGGAATAAGGCATGAAAATTCTAATGTCAATTATAGTAATTATGATTTTAGGTTCATACTTTGTTCAAAGATATATTATGAAATTATCTAATAAAGAAATATTAATACTCCTAAAATATGATTGGGAAAATTCAAATAAAATAAAATTTATTTTTAAAGTGATAATAGGATGTTTACTATTAACTTCATTATTTATTTTAGGTCCAGGAGTATTAGTGTTATTGATATTTTATTTTATAATAATCTTGATTTAAAAACCAGAAAAAAGACCACTTTTTATAGGTGGTCTTTTTTATTTGGAGGAAAAATGAAAACAATAGCTATATCATTTGGGATAGGAGCTGTTTTGGGTTCTAGTTTTATAGCTACAACCAGTACAGCAAATAAAAGTTTAGTAGAATTAAATAATTCTATTAGAAAAATGGAAAAGGATTCAAAAAAAGTAGAAAGTTTAAAATCTTTGAGAAAAGAAATAATAAATGTAAATAGAGAAATAAATGAAAGAAAGCAAAATATAGAAAAATTAAAAAAATCTTTAAAAGGTGAAGGTGTAGATACAGAAGCTGTAACTAAAAAAATAAGGGGATTAGGATTAGAAATAAGCGAATTAAAGAAACAATATGATAAGAAAAAAAATACATATGATGAAACTAAAAAGAATATAAAAGATGAGGGTATTGAAGTAAAGAACCTTTCAAAAGCTTATGAAAATTTAAAAAATAAAATAAAAGAAACCGAAGTAAAGAAGAAATGGGTTCAAGGAAGAGAAAATCTAAAAGAATTTAATAAATCACTATCAACAAGATCAGGGCAAGCAATAAAAGTAGGAGCTTCAGCTACTGCTCTTATATTTCCAGCTATAAAAAAAGCAATCGAAAGTGAAAGTGCATTTGCTGATGTTAAAAAACAATTTGATTTTAAAGATGATACAGAAGCAAAAGAATATAGGAAAAATCTTGAAAAACTTATAACTGAAAAAAATATAGCAATAGATTTAAATGAATTATATTCATCTGCTGCTATTGCTGGACAATCTGGAATAGATAAAGATGAAAGTTTAGAATATATAGAATTAGCAACAAAAATGGGAGTTGCTTTTGATATATCTAGAGAAGAAGCGTCAAAAACTATGTTTGAATGGAAAAATGCTTTCAACAAGCCACTTCCAGAATTAAAAAAATTGATAGATCAAGTTAACTATTTAGGAAATACTACTGGGGCAAATTCTCCTGCTATATCTGAATTTATAAACAGAGTAGGGAATATAGGTAGTGGAGCAGGATTTGATACAGGGCAGATAGCTGCTATAGGGGCAACTTTGATAGAGCAAGGAATGGCACCAGAGATAGCAGCCACAGGAGCTAAAAAACTAATGGGAGCTATGACAAAAGGATTTGCAGCAACCAGTGGGCAAAAAGAAGTATACGAAATGTTAGGGTTAGATTCTAAAAGACTAGCTAAAGATGCTCAAAAAGATGCTGAAGGAACTATGATTAAAATTTTAAGCAGAATTAAAAAAATGCCTAAAGATAAACAAGGAGCAATTTTAACAAGGCTTTTTGGAGAAGAGGGAATGCGTGGAGCAGCAGGATTATTAAATAATATGGAAAGACTTCAAAGAAATTTTGGAATTGTAAAAAATGAAAAAAGTTATCTTGGAAGTTATGAAAAAGAATTTGAAACAAGGCAGAATACAGAAGAAAATGCAATTTTAGTTTTAAAACAAATGGCAGCTATAAATATAAGAAATTTTGGAGATTTATTACTTCCTACTATAACAGAAGGAGTAAAAAAATTAACTGAATTTTCTAAACTTTTGATTGAGTTCCAAAATAAGCATCCTAAAGCATTTGAATTTATTGCAAAAGCGTTACTAGGGGTGGCAGCAGGATTTACAGCAGTAGGAATAATAGGAAAAGGTGTATCAGGAATAATTAGTGGATTCACATTTTTAACATCTCCAGTTGGATTGGTAGTAACAGCTATAATAGCATTAGTGGCAGCAGGATATGCAATATATAAAAATTGGGAACAAATAAAAGCTAAAGGAATAGAACTTAAAGATGCAGTTATAGAGCTTGTTGATAAATATTGGTTTTTAATGGGACCATTAGGATACATAGTTAAATCAGGAAGAATGATATACCAAAATTGGGATTTAATTAAAAATAAAGCTGGAGAACTGAAAGAAGGAATAGTTGAATTAGTTTTAGAGGGAATAGAAAATTGGAAGAATTTTAAGGATAAAACTATAGAAATATTAGGAATTCCTTTTGAATGGATGGAAAACAAATGGGAAAATATAAAATTAAAAGGAAAAGAAACAGTTGATTATTTTCTTGAAATATTTGAAGAAATTAAGAATTTTAGTATTACAGACAGCATATCAAATGGATTTTCATGGGTAAAAGATAAAGTAAAAGAAAATATTCCAGGATTTGCTAATGGAGGAATAGTAAATTCACCTACACTTGCAATGGTAGGAGAAGGAAGAACATCAGAAACAATAATTCCACATGAAAAAACAGCAAATAGTTTAAATTTATGGGAAAAAACTGGAAGATTATTAGGAGTATATGAGAAATTCAATACCAATAATGAAAGTTATAACAATGATTTTAGCTTTACTTATGCACCAGTAATAAATGCTGCTGATTCATCAGGTGTAGCAGAAGTTTTAGCTAAAGACAAGGTAAACTCCTATAACCAATTTAAGGATTGGATGGATAGGTATCAGAGAGAGAGGTTTAGAAAAGGAGATGGAAGATAAATATTATGAAACTGTACTTGGAGATACATGGGATATGATAGCCTATAAGTTATTTGGAGATTCTATGCTCTATAATATCCTATTAGATTTAAATGAAGAATATTCAGATATTTTAATTTTTGGATCTGGAATAAAAATAAAATATAAAGAAATCCCTAAGTCTTATAAGGAGAATATAGCACCATGGAGAAGATGATAGAACTGATAGGAAATACAAGAAGAATGGAACTAGAAATTATCTATGAAGGGAAGGATATTACTAAATATATAAGCCCTGATCTTATTGATTTTTCCCAATCAGATTCTCTAAATGAGTTTGACACAATAAATTTGACAATTCAAAACAGAGATATGAATTGGATGAAATCTTGGAATCCTCTAAAGGGTGATAAAATAGAAGCTAAAGCTTATTTATATAATTGGGAACAAGAAGGAAAAGTAGAGATTGATATAGGAATTTTTTACATTGATACTATAGGTTACACAGGAATACCAGATATCGTTACAATATCTGCTTTATCTGTTGATATAGTTTCAAATATTATGGATGATAAAAAAAGTCGTGTATGGGAATGGGTTACATTTGAAAAGATAGCAAGGGATATAGCAAGGGAATGTAACCTTGAACTTATATATGATTGTCAATTTAATAGGGAATATAGAAGAAAAGAGGAAAAATTAGAATCACATTTCAATTTTTTAAAAAGATTAGGAAAAGAAGCAGGGGTAATAGTAAAGCTTTATAATGATAAATTGATTCTTTTTGAAGAAGAAATTTATGAAAAGAAAGAAGCTAGATTAACTTTTACTAAAGAGGAACTTAAAAATTATTCATTTAGAACTGATGATACAGATACATATGCGGGTTGTAAAATTACATATTATGACAATTATTTGGGAGAAAAAGTGGAGGAATCCTTTTTTACTAAACAGAGAGCGGGATATAAAAGAGGAACTCAGAGAGTTTTATTCATAAATGAAGAACAAGATCCTCCTGGAGAAACTAAAGGACAAAAAAGAGCATATTTGGCAAAAGTAGCAGCAAAGGCTCTTAAAGAAAAAAATAAGAATGCTATTAGAGGGAATATAGAAATTATTGGTAGAGAAAAATTATTAAGTGTTGGAGATGTTATAGAAATAAATGATTTTGGTATTTTTAAAGGAAAATATCTGATTAATAAAATTGATATTGATTTTAAAACTTATAATCTTAAATTAGATATAAGAATGATAGAAGAGGAGAAAAAATGACTGAAATAAGATACGGAACAGTTTCAGTAGTAGATTATAAAGAAGGAAGAGTAAAAGTTGTTTTTGATGATTTAGGAACATCATCAGCAGATTTAATTGTATTTCAGCTAAGAAATAAAGGTACTAAATATTATTCAATGCCAGAGATCGGAGAAAAGGGATTGTGTCTTATTGCTGAAACAGGAAGATCTGGATATTATTTGGGTTCTGGTTATTGTTTACCTGAACCTATAATGGAAGGAGCAGGAGAAGGAAAAACAATAACTTTTTATCCTGATGGAACTAGAATAGAGTATGATCAAAAAAGCTCTAAACTTTTTATAGATTGTAAAAAAGATATAGAAATCATTTGCCCTACTATTACAATAACAGGGAATATAAAACTTTTAGGAAATATAGATATAACATCAGGGGATGTTACAGCAGATGGAATATCTTTAAAAAATCATAAAACTAGTGGGGTAAAAGCAGGAAGTGATACTTCTGGTAAACCTGTAACATAGGAGGATAAATGGTAGTAGGGAGTTTAGGAAAAGTAATATTTGCATGTAGCCAATTTTATATAAAAACATTAAATAATTTATCTAAAGATAAGTCATATAGATGGATAGAGCATAATATAATAGGCTCGAAACAAAAATTGCAATTTGATGGAGAAAATCTTGAATCTTTAAAATTTAATATTCATTTAAATGCAGCTTGGAATGTAAATCCAACAGCAGCAGCAGAGGAACTTGAAAATTATGCTTCTAAAGGAAAGGAACTAAAATTTATTTTAGGAGGAAAAGTAATAGGAAAATATGTAATTGAAAGCATTTCAGAGCAGTATAAGAGTTTTAATGCTATTGGGATAGTTACTAAAATAGAATTATCTTTGCAATTAAGGGAGTATAACTAATGGAAATAAAGATAGATGATAGTAAGAAAGATTATATATTTAAACCTAAGAATACAGCAGAAGAGATAACTCAGAATATAGAAAATATCCTTGCTAGAACAAAAGAAAATGTAGTACTTGCAAGACATAAAGGAATTGTTTCAGAGAATGTGGATAAGCCTCAAATTATAGTTGCAGCAGAAATTATTGCAGATATTACTGAAGAGATAGATAGAGAAGAAAAAAGATTTAAGGTAAATGAAGTAGAATTAAAATCACAGAATCAAATAGGAACATCATTAATTGCTGATGTGAAAGGAGAAATAATTGGAGATTAAATTTGTAAATAATGATGTAAATGATATAAAAAATATTCTTAAATCAGGATATGAAGAAATAATGAACTTAAAAGTAAAAGATGGAGATCCAATAGAGGATTTTATTAATTGGATAGTGTATATTGTGAATATTTGTAAAAATGATATAAATTTTACTGGAAAAATGAACCTTTTAAGATATTCAACTGGAGTATATTTAGAAGCTATTGGAGAACTTGTAGGAGTTAAAAGGAATGAAGAAAAAGGAGCAGTAGCTACAGTAAAATATACTTTTTCTAAAATATTTGATGAGATAATAGTTATTCCAAAAGGACATAAAATAGGAGTAGAAAACTTATATTTTGAATTAGATGAAAATATAGAATTACAAATAGGGGAAAGAGAAGTAATAGGTCATGTTACTTGCATAACAGAAGGAACTATTGGAAACGGATTTATTGCTGGAGAAATAAATACAATAGTTGATGATATCCCTTTTTTATTAAAAGTTGAAAATTTAACTTTTTCAAATGGTGGAGTAGACAGAGAGGATGATGAAAGTTTAAGAAAAAGAATTGAATTGAAACCTACTTCTTTTTCAACAGCTGGACCAATAGCAGCGTATAAATATTATGTCTTAACAGCACATCAGAATATTATTGATACTCATATATATACACCAGAAGAGACACCAGGAGTAGTAAAAATATATCCATTAATGAAAAATGGAAAACTCCCTGGAGAAGAGATATTGAATATTATTAAAGATACTCTTACTGATGATGTCAGACCTTTTACGGACAAGGTAGAAGTAGAAACACCAGCCGCTGAAAACTATAATATAAATTTCAAATGGTGGATTGAAAATGAAGAAGATGTAAATATAGTTAAGCCTAAAATGGAAGTAGCTCTTCAAGAATATATTTCATGGCAAAAACAAAAACTTGGAAGAGATATAAATCCTAATAAGTTGGTACAACTTCTAATTCAAGCTGGAGTGAAGAGAGTAGATATAATAAATCCTATATTCACAAAATTAGAAAAAACACAAGTAGCTCAAGAAGAAAGTATTATAACCGAATATCAAGGAGCAGAAGATGAATAAGTTAATAAATACAGAATATCAAATTTTTTTTCCTGAAAATTTAAAAAAATATAAAAATTTACAAGTATTAGCTATACAAGTTGAAAAAATTTTTAAAAAAAAAATTATTTCTGAAATTTCGAAATTAGCAATTTTTAAAAATTTAGAAGAACAATCAGATGAAATACTTTCAGAACTTGCTTGGCAATTTGCAATTGATAATTGGAGAGAAGATTTAGAAAGAGAAGTAAAAATAAAGCTTATAAAAGAAGCTTATTGGGCACATAGTAAAAAAGGAACTAAAAAAATAATAGAAGAAAATTTAAAAAAATTAAACTATCCAATTCAGTTATCAGAATGGTTTGAATTTAATGGACAACCTTTTACTTTTAAAGTGACAACAACAAAAATTAATACTTCAGTACATTGGGTGGATAACTTATTAGAAATAATAAATAAATATAAGAATTGTAGAAGTATACTAGAATCTATTTGCTTAGATAGAGAAAGAGAAAATGCAGAGTATAGGGTTGGTAATTTCGTAATTTCCGAAATTGAAAAAGAATATTTTAGTAATTTAGAAAATAGAGATATAAAACTGAAATCATATCAAGGGATTTATAAGACAATAGAAATGGAGGTAGAAAGATGAAATATAATGGATTTACAAATGCAGGAAGTATGTATCAAGCTAAGTGTAAAGCAAATGAACTTCCTATAAAATTTGTTAAAGTAAAGATAGGTAATGGATTGCTTGAAGAAACAGAAGATCCAGCAAAGTTTATAGATGTAAAAAGCTTAAAAAAAGAGGTAGGAATATCTGAGAAAACCCAAATACAAGATGCAGTAAGACTTACAATCCAAATGGATAATGATGGAGTAACTGAAGGATATTTTCCACGAGAATTTGGAATATATGTAGAAGATGAAGGAGTAGAAGTTTTATATTGGTATGTAAATGATGGGAATGAAGCTTCTTATTTACCAACTCAGAGTACTGCTCCAGTAAAATTGAAAAATCATTTTAATATAATAGCTACATCTTTAGAAAGTTTGGTAGTAAATTGGAGTGGAAAAGAATTTTGGATAGATAAAGAATATCTGGAAAAAGAATTAGAAAAAAAGCAGGATATGACTGATAGTAGGCTTCTTACAACTGCAAAAACTATATGGGAATCTATAAATGAATTATTTACTAAAAAAGCAAATAAAGATGATGTAGAAAATAATTTAATTACTGTAGATGAAGGGAAAATTTTAGATGCAAGACAAGGACCAGCAATAGTAAATAAAATAAATGGACTAGCAGGTGGATATAGTGGAATTTTTCCACTTACAACAGCAGTAAAAGAAGGAATATACTTACTTCCAGCAACAAATAAGTTTTATGTATGTGTAGAAAATTATAGTGGTTCATCTTTGACCGCTCCTAACGCAAACTTTGAAGAATTATCAGTTTTTCAAAATCGAAACAAATTAGAGAATCTATGCATATTTGATACTGGAAGTACTTCTACAGCTGCATGGGCAAAGCTTCCTAATGGCCTGTTAATACAGTGGAGCACAGCTTCTGTCTGGGGAACATTTACCTATCCAAAGGCTTTTAAAGATATAAATTATGTTTTAATACCAGCTTATGGGAACAGTAGTATAAATTGGACTCCTAATGGTTCTTCTCCTACAATGTTTAAAGTCTCCACGACACAAGGAAATATATATTCCTCTGAACGTGTGCGTGGTTATTGGTTAGCGATAGGATATTAATATATTTGAACTTTTATATGTTAAAAATGCTAAGTTTAGGATAATATTCTGTAATTTCTGTATTTAAGTATTGCCAAATTCTTACTATATCTCCTACATTAAGTTGGCAAATATGAAACAATGTAGAATTATCTTCTCTTCCATCAGTATCTGCTATTGCTTTAGCAACAATAACTCCATTAATATATATTCTATGCTCTGTATTTATGTGATGAGTTCCAGTTTGTCTTTGTGAAATAATAAAATAAGTGCCAGCTTTTTTTATAGTTAAAATCATTTCTATGTTTGTTGCACTATCTCTTTGTGTACTACAAGTACAAAAATTTGTATTAAATGTTTGAGGTAAATTATAAGCGTAAAAATTAGCATTTCTACCTAAATTCTCTAATTAAAGTTTTGTTATAAAAATAAAGTTTTGATTTCCTATAAATTTTATTCGTGGTGCACTTGAAGTACTTGTAAATGCAGTTATGTAAAAATTATCTACTTCATTAGAATTTAATATTAATGATGCTGTACCTCCTACATTTTCTGTTAAAACAGAAGTATTTGAAGCATCAATTGTTACTCCAGCATATTGGATTTTTCCATCACTTTTTACAATTTTTAAATTTAAATCTCTATATTTATTTACCCCAAAAATATTGTATGTAATGTCTACTTTATAAATTCCTTGTTGGTTAAAAGTAAATATTCCGTTTTTATAAGAAATGTTTAAATTATTTATTATATCTCTATATGTAGTAAGTTTGTCATCACGAACGATTGTTGTATCGAGATCACATAAATAGTAAGAATATTTTGATAAATTCTCTAATATATTCCATAGACGGCATAAAGAGTTGGATCATTACTTTTAGAATTAAAAAGATATATTTCTTTCTTATTTTTTCTAAAATAACAAGTTCCAAATCCACTTCCACCATGAAATATTAAGGAATAATCTCCTGGTTGATTATCAATAGTTGCTTCATCATTAAAAATAAGAGTTTCTACATAATAAGAAAAGTTGAAAAGATCTATTTTAGGATTTCCTAATGAGTTTCCGCAAATAAGAATTATTATTTTAAAGTTAGAAATATAGTCAGTAAGAGGTATAGAACCAATTACTTGTCTATTCGTTGAACTTTTGTACAAAAGTGTAGCTTTACCTAAATTCTCTAATGCCTTGAAATAATATAATTAAAAATACACGACTAAAACATCTTTAGATAATGATTCAGAAGTAATATTTCTAAAACCAGAAATAGTCCTATCTCCATCATAACTAAATTTAAGATATCCTTGTAAACTACTTCCAGATATACAGTTAAATTCTTTTTTAATACCCTTTTTTAATACAAGAGTTAAACTTCTAGCAATATTAGCTGCTCCTTCATTAAAAGTAATAATAGCTATGTTAAAACTAGATTTTAATGTAATAGTTGTGCTATTATCAAGTCTTTTATATGCCTCAGAAGTAAATAGATTCTCTAATATCCAATGACAATATAGTCACTAAAGAATACTTTCCCATATGGATCATCTATATAACACCCAGTTATTGTAATTCCGTATGCACCAACATTAGGATCTCCTAAAGGAATAACAAGCGGAGGAACAGTATAAATATTTTTAAAAGCTACAATAGCACTTCCAGAAGCTGGAACTTGAACTCTTCCTGATTCAAAGTTTAAATTTTTAAAAGTTATCAGATTCTCTAACTAGAGAATTTAGCAGATTTTGTTTATTATAGATACTGTTTACAGCAAGAAGAAAATTTTAATATTACTAAAATTTTAAAAAATAACAATGAAATTAAAGTTAAAATTCTTAAAAAAGGTCTTTATTCTATAATATTTTCACAATATCTTAAATTAGAAGATAAAATAAATCTTTATAAAAATGATATATTAATAGCTACTGGACAATTTCAAAACCATGGACAAACTTCTGCTGAAGCCACTTTATGCTATGTAGGTGTTTTTGAAATTGGAGATATTATTAAATTTTATTCAGATTTTACATTTGCTTATGATGAAGCAAACATAAGTCTATTTAAAATAAAATAGAGAATTTACCTGAATATCAAGAGGTTATCCTCTATACTGGAGACAACTATGATGGAAATATTAATGTTCAAAATATTAAAAAATTTAAAACTTTACGAGCCACTGCACGAAGAGAAAGTGTCCACAGAAACAATATTACATTTTATGTTTCTGATTTAATTCAAGCTTCTATTGTTATAGATATTGAAGGTGGAGGAGGAACAATAACATATGTTTCAGATACCCAACTCACTATCCATGGTGGAAAAGGATATTTTCTTGAAATTATAGGTATTAAATTTTAAACTATTCCTATAGCTATCCACTGTATTGCCATAGTGGCACCATCTCCAGCACTATCCGCAGTTACTACTATGCTATTGACATTTAACTTAGTATAAGAAGTTACATTCCCAGCTGTCGGTGCTGTAGATAATGGATTTGATAAAGCAATTATTGGGATTTTATAAACAACAGGTAAAATAATAGTTTCTGAGCGATCATACAAAGTATTTGTTTTACCTAATTGTATTACAAGTCCAGTCACGGATTCTTTAAACCAATATATTTCATTAGATACTCCTGATGTAAAACTTGATAGATTCTCTAGTTAGAGAATTTGTGTAATATTACTTATTATTATTACTTTAAGCAAGCAAATATACAAATATCCAACAATGAACCTATTGAAAGAATATCCGTAAAAGAATACAGATGTCTAGTAGATGGAGTTTATTATATAATAGCAAATTTTGAATCTAATGATGCTATGGTAGAAATAAGAATAAATGATATACCAATATGTGCACTTGATGGAGATGCGTATGAAAATGTTACTCCATTTATGATATGGCCTATAAAAATTGATGATGTTATATCTATAACTGGAATGATAGAAACAAACATTAATATAAGTTTTTTAAAAATTAGCGATTAAAACTATTTAGAGAATTTGGGTAGAATTAAAAGACTTTCTTATACTTTAAATACAGATGGAACTTGTATTTTTCATTCTAATGAAATAAATGCAGTTTATTCTGGAAATGCCTGTATAAGTCTTCCGAAAGAATATTCTATTATAGCAAGTGCTTTTAGAACTACTCATGATTCTTCTTATGGATTAGGTATTTTTTCAACAGAAGAAAAATCTTATAAAAATTTAATTTCTTTTATAGGATTTTCAGGAATTCATTCTTTAAATCTTTGTACAATATTTAAATCAAATAAAATAGTTTGTAGAGCATTAGGACTTAGAGGTAGTTATTCAACAGTTAATGATATTGTTGCATATTTGGATGTTCCTCATACTTCAATAACTGTTAATTGTTTAATAATCATATCTAATTAATATCCAAGTGCTATCCAAGATGCTAATCTTGCAGAAGGAGTACCTCCACCATTAGCAAAAGCATGAGCTTTAAAACCTGTTGTTGTTGTTGTATTTAATACTGCTCCCTCTTCTACACCATTACTATATATTAGTGTTATTGTACATACTGGTTTTTCTAAAAATTCTACTGGATAGTTATGTGAAAAAAAGCTTCCAGAAGTGGAATAAATTGGAGCTGGAACATATCCGCTTTGAATTTTATATCCCCCTAAAAGCTCTATACAAGTTCCATTACTGTTTATGGTTTTTCTAAATAAATTCTCTAATATGGCTAATATGGTACAATCTTCTTATTGCATTAAGAATAAGGAGATGAAAGCATGGAAAAAGATTTAATTATTGCAGAAGCAGCAGAGTTAGGAATTAATAGAAAGAATTGGGAGGTATATAATGCTTATTTAACAAGTAGAGCAATACAGAGTAAAGAAACTATTCAGACAACATATAGAACTTATTTTAATAATGTAAAACTATTTTTTCAGTATTTAAAAACTCAAGAAGGGAATAAATATATTTTAAGTGAAGAAACAATAAAAAACTTTACAGAAATATGGGAAAGATATGTGGCAGTTTGTATGCATCAAGGAAATAATAATAGAACAATTGCTAACAAAAGAACAGCTATATCAACTTTTATGGACTGGTGTGAAAAAAGAGATTTGATTAAATATAATCCTTTTAGAAAAATAGAAAGTATAAAAATAACAGAAACAGACAAAGTAAGAAAAAGTTTTTTCTTAACTCCACAGCAAATATGGGAAATAAATTATGTAATGAAGCATGAAAAAAAGAAGTTTGATATTCAGGATAGACTTATTTTTAATTTATTCTTGGATAGTGCAGTAAGAATAAGTGCAGGACATAGTTTAAAATTATCTCAATTAAATTTAGAAAATAATTGCTTTGATGGTGTTAGACATAAGGAGGGGTATGTAAAACCAGTGTTTTTCTTTGATAATACAAAGAAATTGATACTTGAATGGCTAAAAGAGAGAGAAAAACAAGAAATAGAATCAGAATGGTTATTTATAAGCAGATATAATAAAAAAATTAATCAGATGAGCAAGGAAACCATCAGAGCACGTGTAAGGCAAATAGGAGAGATAGTTGGAATAAAGGGGTATTATCCTCACTCAATTCGTAAAACTATTATAAATATCATATCAGGAGCTGGAACAGTTACAGATGGAGCGATGTTAGGATATCATAAAGATACCAAAGTAACAGCAGAACATTATATAAAAGGAAAAGAAGAATATGAAATAAAATTAAGATTATTGGAATTAAGAAGAAAGGCAGGAATATGATGTAAAAATAAAGAAAAAACAAGTGTATTTTTACATAAATTTTTAAATTTATTTAGAATTTCGAAAGTTGCGAAATTTTAAAAATGGTATTTTTACTGGGTTTTATTTTTTATAAGCTTAGAGGAAATTGGAAAAATTATCCAAACACTCTAAGCCCAAAAGGAAAATAAAACCTTATAAATACTGACTTCTTAAAAAAATAAAATTTAAAAAATTCTGACAAATTTAAAAATTAGCGTAAATATTTTAGATATAAAAAGATAAAAAAATAATCAGGAGGTAAAAAAATGTTCAGAGTATATTCAAAAGAAAAAGTTTCAAAAGAATTGTTTACAGTTAATTTATTGCAGGGAGAGATAGATACAGTAATGGGAGGAAATTTATTTTTAGATCACCCAGAATTGAAACAGGAAGATTGTGTAGTTATAGAAAAAGATACAGCAGTTCAAAATCCTCTTTATGATGAAGTAAAGAGAGAAATAAGAGAAATGACAAGAGAAGAAAAGATACTCTTGTTAGGAGAGGAAGATTTATTAATAAATGGGGAGTATATAGAGAATAATGAGATTAAGGAAATAAAGTATGATGAGAATTTAAAATATTATAGACCTACTTGGGATAAAAAGCAGCTTATTTGGTATGATTCTATAAAAAAGAAGAATTAGTAGAAATTAGAAAAAATAAGTTATTAGAATACGCTTCTTTAGAAAAAGAAAAATCAGATCTAGAAAATATAAAATTTTCTGCAATAGAAGAAATTGCAATTTTAGAAGAAAAGATGAATTTATTAAAAGAAGAAATAGATAAAATAGCAAGTGATCCTATTTATCTAACTAAATAAAAAAATATGAAATAAGGGGAGAATTCCAATGTAATGAAAAATAAATATTAAAAATATTAAAAATAAAGGGGATAATCATGGAAAACATAATTGCAGAAATTCTTAATACCCTTGTTTCAAAATATGGAATATTAGGTCTATTAGTTGGGTATTTAATCTATTTAGATAGAGAGAATAGAAAATTAGATATACAAGATAGAGAAAATGATAGAGAAGATAGGAAAATAAATAGAAAAGTTTTAGAAGAAATACAAAAAAATATAGCTGCTTCATCTGAAAGAATCGCTAAGGTAGAAGAAAGAACAAGAAATTTAGAAAAAGCAGTATTTAAAAGAAAATAAAAAATAGGAGGAGTAAAATGAAAGAATTTTTTATAAATAATATAGAGTTTTGGGGTATATTAGGTGCTTTTATATTAGGATGGATATTACCTAATCCACGTGTATGGAAGATTGGAAAAGAAGTTGGAGATAAATTGCCAGAAAAATTAAAAAAAGAACTTGCTGACAAACTTGATAGCTTTGAACAAGGTCTTCGTGGTAAGGAATATTTAGGAGATAAAAGTATTGCTTCAAATGAGCAAATAAAAGAAGAGACAGAAAAATTAAAAGTTGATTTGGGTTTAAAGGAATAACAGTTAGAAATAACTGGATGGAATTTAAAATAGATCCTATCAACCATAAAAAAAAGTTGTTTCAATTAAAAATTTATAGAAGAGCAAATAGTATAAGAGATTTATTTAAATTTTAAAGCAGGGAAAATTAGTTCCCTGTTTTTTTTATATAAAATAATCTCATAATAAAGGAATATATGACTTTTATATTTTTATTTTGTAATTAAAATAGTTGATTGATATGATATAATATAAATATTAAAACTATTTTAGTAAAGGGGATTGATTTATGGGATTACGAGATATAAACTATAACAGTTATACTTATCCAGCAGAAGATATTATAGAATATAGCAGGATAAATACTGATATTAAAATGTTTGAACAAAAAGAAAGAGCAAAAATCAAACAAGCTACATATTTTAAAATATCTGAAATTGGAAAGGATAATGAGTTTATAAAGATAGATAAACTTAATATTAATTCTTTTCATATAGATGTAAAAGATAAGATATTTGTTTTTAGCGGAGATATTAATCCTGGAGATGAAACTATAAAATTATCTAGATTATCTAAAGAAAGCAGAATTAAAACTCCATTTTTTAAGAATGTGGAGATTAGTATTGCTAGCATGGATGGAGATAACATAAATGTTAACAAATTTAACTTTATAGGATATGTGGCTAATTATTATGAAATATTTGATAATAAAGGTAATGGAAGATTTGAATTAGTAATTACACATAGAGAAAATTTTTATAATGAAAACTTAATAATAACAAGAAAAAATGAATTATTAGCTATTGCTAAATTTCCAAATAAAAAAGAAAAGTTATTAATTCCATTAAGTAAGGAAGAAGCTAAAAGAGAAGTACAAAAAGGATTTCAAACAGAAAATCTTTTATTTTCTTCAGCAGGAATAATATGTGCAGGAATAGGAATAACTGCTGGAGCAACTGCTTTAGCAGCTGGTGGTTTAACTGTTGCTGCCACAATAGGTGTAGGAGTAACAATTTTATATTGTGCTAATACTATTTTTAGTGGAATTCAATCTCTTCGTTTAGATTATATTGGAGATGATGAAGAACTAGTAAAGGATAATTGGAAAATAAATCCAATCAAATGGTCTTTTGGGGAGCTAATTAGTTATACTATAGGAGAAGATAAGAGAGCTATAGGTCATGCTGGATATTATTTATCTGAAATAGTTGTTGGAGGCATTGGGTTAAAAGATACTGCTAAATCATTGAGAGTAGCAAGTAATTTCAAGCATGTTAAAATATCAGGTTATCATCCAGTTTTAGGTAAAATGGCTGGGAGTACAAAGAAAATTAAAAAAGGTAGAGCAATATATAATGGCTTTCAATTAACTACTGGTGGATACAACTTAAAAATTCAGACAGAAGGTTTTAAAGAAAATAAAGAAAAAATAGCTAATTAA